TTGCCAGTAATCTTCGTCATGTCCTAGAACATAACTCAAAGTCATCCTATAACAGTCTGTCTTTGCAACATGATATACCACATCTCCGGAACCATACGCACCAAAATGTCCAGCTTTGAGATTCCAACCCTTCTCATCTTGGATTGTTATAACCTCTTGAGTCTTAGGATCAACATACTTGAACCATCCTTCACCATGTTCTGACCAAGTGAATATTAGATTGTATGCAGATGCATTTGCATTATTATGCCAACCAATAAACCCTTGGGGTGGGTATAACGTAGAAAGGGCACTATGTTGTACACCCAGTTCTTCGGTCAAAGACGCATTTAAATTATGCCAAGTCTTTGCGTACTCTTCTGGGTGTGTACCCTTGTAGTGGTCTGGTTTGATAGGATAACATACCGAAGTGGATGCAGAACCGTCATGGTCTTCTCCCATGTCGATGATTCTCCACATTTCATCTTCACCAGTATAGTGATCCGCCATACCCTCCATCTCTGGAAACATGCATCGATTGGTTTCCTCTGGTTGATATAGTTCACGGTAAGTATACCGGAAGTCTTCGAGAATACTCAAAACATCTGCATTCTTGATGGTGTATTTCTTGAGACTCATGACAGAACGAATTCACTAAATCTGAAAGTGGTATCAAAATTAATGTATGTCACATCTCCCACTGTAGATGATAATTCAACCGAACCTAGTTGTGTGGGGATGCAGTTTTTATATTTTATTTGTGCACAAAAGTTATTGTGACTAGTTAAGACAATAACAGTAATATCGTGATACGGTGAGGCCTCAGTATAGATAGACCCCTCCATCCACTTCTGTACTTCCTTGTATGCGGTTAGGTCTTCATCCAAGATTAAACTGAGAGTGAGTTCTCCATAGTTGATAGAGTCTCCTGCAACAGGAAGACCCCCCTGAAGTCTAGGATTAGAAATCTCTGCCGCAGATACAATAGCACCTGGGTGTTGAACCGATTGTGCGAAAAATTCTAAGTTACCATAGTTTTCTCGTTCTACGATTACACGGAATCCGGTAGGTTGCAAGAAGTTTTTATTTTCTGTAAGTGCCATAATATGTCCTCTGTATGCATCTTATTTATACACATAAAAAAAGGGAGTCCGAAGACTCCCTAAAACGACTAGTTAACTAGTTCTTTTTATTATGAGTTTGTAACCATTAGGTTGTCAACTCGCATGATGCGGTAGTAAGTGTTCTTACCAGCAGAACTCTGTACACCTGCTCCACCGTTAGCATCTGTAACGAATGGGTTTGCAGCCATGCCGTAACGAGTCTTGAAACCAATCTTAGGTTGGAAATCATTCTCGCCAACTGCCTTGACCATTTGTAATGGAACATATGGGCAGTAGAATATACCAGCGTCATAAGCGTTAGAACCCTTATAACCAACAGTGATGTAGTCGATAGTTGCGTATGGATCGATGTATACTTTCATCTTACCATTCAAAGTACCAGCAAAAGTATTACCAGTGTCGTCTACCTGTAGACCAGCGCCTACTTGATAGTCCAACTGACCAGAAGCAGCAAGTGCAGTAGCAACGTCTGAAGAACAGATTACGATGTTACCCTTACCACGACGAGTTGACTTAGCAATCTCGTTCGCTTCACGATCTAATTGAATTACTAGACCTTTGAACTTCTCTGCTGACCATCGTCCGTCTGCATCAGCAGTTAGATCGAATACGCCTTTAGCAGCGATTGATGCTTGTTGTGCACCTAGAACAGCTTGAGTGTTTACTGTACGAACTACTTCACGGTTGATTTCCGCTAGGATTTCAGTTGAAAGAATGTTCGCTAGTTCTGTTTCTGCGTCAAGACCGTGGATTGCTTTCAAGTCTTGTGCAAGTTCTAGAGAGTACTCTGCCTTCAATGCACGTGACTTAGCAACAACAGATTGCTTCTCGATTGAGAAACCCATTTCTGCGAAGTCTGGACCAGTGTTACCTAGAGATTCAGCAACAGAAGTGTTCATTGGTCGACCAGCAGCATCTAGTTCACGAGTTGATGCAGGGTCTACGTCAGCGGGATCGAATCCAGACATACCTGATGAATCACTAGTCTGTGATGAACCAGCAGAACCAGAGAATGCTGAGTTTGGTTCGTTTAGACCTAGAGCTTCGTCACCAGTCTGTGAATCGTAGTGTGACTTCATAGCAAAGATAAGACCAGTAGGTCCTGACATTGGCTGTACACCACATACGTCATATGCCATTAGGTTAGGCATTGCACGACGTACTAGAGAGATTAAAACTGGATCCCAGTTTGCGATTGGTGCAGCACCACCGTGCTGTACGTTAGTTGGAGATTCAGATAGGAAACCAGCAGATGCTTGACGTTCTTCAATCATAGCACGTTCTTGGTTTTCTAGGATAGCAGCAGTTACTGCTTTACGGTGATGATCTTGGATCTTACCAGCAGATTCTTCGTTTAGTACTGGTGACCACTTCTCGATCAATTGATCGTATGAATTGTTCATTTTTAGATTCCTTATTTCTTAGAGGTTTTTCTTAGAGCAGTGATGTAACCTTCCATAGAGGAAGATACTTCGACTTCTTCTTCAGCTTCTTCTGAAGCTGATTCTTCGAGTTGCTCAGGGATTTCTTTTGAAAAGTATGACTCTTTAACAGTGGTTACTTTTGCAGTGAATGTTTCTTCACTATCAAACTCAACTGTTTCAAGAAGGTCTTTTAACTTCTCCGCTTGGGTGTCTGCTAGGTCACGAGATGCTTCAGCAATGATTGACTCACGCTTATAAGTTTCTAGTTCTTCAGCAAGTTGAATTGCGTCACCAGTAGTTGAGTTTAGTTTTTCTTCTAACTCGTCTACCTGTGAAGACAATTCGTCAACTAGGTCTACCTTAGACTCTGGAACGTCGATGTAAGACTCTGTAAATACGTCTTTCAACTTTTCCATGAACCCTTCAGCGATTTCGGTACGTAGACCGGATTGAATCGCTAACTTGTTCTCTTCCATCCAAGATTCAACAACATAGTTTAGGTAAGAATCGACTTTACCGACTAGGTCAGTTTTAATCGTTTCGACTTCTTCAGCAAGTTCTTCAGTGTATTGCTCTTCAAGACGTGTAACTTCTTCGGACAACTTTGTTTTAACAGCTGCTTCAAAAATTAATGATGTCTTTTCCTTGAACTCTTCTGATAGAGTTGCTTCACCGTCAACGATTGCTGCAAGTTCAGACTGTGTGTCTGTCTCTTCTGCAATAACGTCTTCTAGGTCAGTACCTTCCATCATTTTAGAATAGGCTGCCGTTAGGTCGCCCTTTTTCATTTTATTTAAGGACTGGTACATCGCATTGATCATACCTGCCTTAGTTTTCGGTAATGAAGCCTTAGAAGTTGCGTCCGCCGCCTTGTCTACTGATGCGATTGACTCTGGCTCTGATACTGGTTGAGCGTCAGTCTTCGCACCCTTAGCTGCAGGAGCTTGTGCTTCTTCGAGAGTTTCCTCCACGATTTCGTTAACATCTGTATCGCGGATTTCAACTTCGACTTCTTTATTAAGATCAGTCATAGATGACTCCTTATAGTTTAGATTTGATTAACGAGAGGAAATTCTTGAACTCACGTATTTGCACTTCTGGACGATGTGCAATCGGTGCTTGCTTGATTTCAGTCTCTATCTCTTCAATGACTTGAGGTTGTAGAATTCCATTATTCCATACCCAGTCGACACCTTCCATAATCCCATTAACGAAAGCTTCAGGTGCACTAGGGTCCTGTACAATATCTACAGTATTAAGAATAAAGTCTTCTTTGACGTACATGACGCCATTTCTCTGCTCAAGACTTCCCATACCACGAGTTGACACGCCTAATTGGACACCACCTTCTAAGAGACCTTTTACGATCTTTCCCATAGGAGTGTCTAAAATTTGTGCCTTTCCGACCACATCATTGCCTTCTAATTTAAGGTCAGTGATGAGATGCGAAACTTTGTCCAAGTTAACAGTCGGCCCTTCTGGGTGATTCAATTCACCTACGGCACGTTTCTTGCTAACCTGTTCTTCAACGTACTTACCTACCGCATTTTCCATGATGGCTTTTGGGTAGATACGTCCGTTACGATTCTTTTTGTCTGCTTGCGCAAATACACCTTCAATAATGTAACTTTTCTCACCATTATCTTTAGCTTCGACGATACACTGTACGTCGTTTTCTACGTATTCGCTAATCAGTTTCATTTTATTTACCTAAGTCTTTGAGGACTTGTTTCGCGGTTGATTCCGCTTCTTTCTGCGACTTGAATGTATCAACAGAATCTCCATCTATAGATAGATGAAAACCTTTACTAGTCTTTGTGATAACAACAGGATACTTGGACATCTTTTTATTAAAGACGACCTTATCTTTTGATTCTCGTAAATTTTTAAATGTTTTCACAATTAATCCTCATTTAAGAGTATTTATACAAAAAAGTATTTATAACTAAAACTATTTATGTTATCGGTATAACTTCTTTGTACTGCCCCATTGTTGGTCTGCATATATTTTACCTACACCCATATACGGAGTCGACCTTATCGAGTAATGTTTTGGTATAAAATAGTATGATGGCCAGATGGTTAACTTATTTTTTTCTGCATCCGGAACAAACTGCGATAACCAAAAGTTTCCTGTAGACATCCAAGGTCTAGGGTCTAACTCATCCGTCGTTAATTTGTGTAAACTATCTATCAACATCTTAACAAAGGCATTTCCAGCATTACATGCTTGTACGGGTGATATCCAATTGGGAGCTAAATGTGCATCTCTGTCATTTTCAAAAACCGTATATGCCCAGTCTGATGGACTTGTAAACAGTTCATCAGTGTTTTCATAACACTTAGAATCTGCTGGAGGTAAAAACCCACCCTCCTCAAATAACAATTCGTATCGTATCAAGTCAGCAACGCCTGCCCATACACGATCTTCATAATACTTGTCGATAAGATGTTGATTATGCCACTTACGTGACTTTAACATTTCATCGGTGAATACCATATATTCCCAATCTGGGTGTTTCTCTTTCCAAGTGTCCATCCAGTGAGTAGGTGTCTTATGAGGACCAATCCAGATATGAGTCATCTTTTTTACAAGATTCATCTCAATCTACAGTCTCTTCCTGATTCATCATTTGAGTGAGTTCGGCATCTAAGTCTTCGTCGTCGATACTAACATCTTCACTCTCCACTCCATTAAAAATACTGTCTGCAACCGCAACCTTCTCCGCATCTAGTGACTGTTGTAATTTATCACCTAAGATTCCATTGAATAGTTTTTCTGCATCATTATAGTCTTCACCTTGTAAGGCATTGACAAAATCTAATGTTGGGTTTGTTTCTACTTCACTCATTACTAAAAGTCCTCTTCGTTGTCGTCACTGTTTGCATTTTCAGATTCAACTTGGTCCGACATATCTTGGATGTCTTCATCGTTGAACATCATTACGTTCTTCATTACCCACTCACGTGAGAAGTATTCACCGACATAACTAGAGATCTGATCCATAGTCTGTAGACGTTCACGCAGAAGTTCTGCGTCTTTCATCTCAGTGAAATGATTGTCCCTAGAGAAGTCTACTTGAATTTGACTCTTCCAAATTTCCCAGTCTTGTTCAGTACATATACCCTTTATTATAAGTTGCTTCTTCAGGATACCAATAAACAACTGGGCAAACTTTTTACGTAGACGGTCAATGAATTTTTGGAACTTGACTTCGTCACGGTTGATTTCTGTTGTACGACCCAAAGAGAACTGAGACTCTTGTTCCAAACGAGACATTGGTACGTTCAGTGAACGATACAACTTCTTTTGGAAATAAATGATATCGTCAATCTGTCCTAGGTTTTCTCCGCCTGGCAATGTACTTATCTCTGTACCACGACCACCTTCTCGACGTGGTAACCAGAAGTCCTCTAACATAGACATGTGCTTACGGTCATCTTTGATTTCACCATTGTTCGCATCATAAACAATCTTATTACGATATCGAGACATGATATCTTTAATATGTTGTTCTGCCTTACCTTTTGGTAAGTTACCCACGTCAATATAGAATATACGACGTTCGGGTGCACGTGCGAGACGATAGATGACCAATGAGTCTTCCATCATACGCAACTGGTTTACGGGTTTCATTGCCTTCTGTAGATACGACAGTACACGTTTCTTACTGGTGTCTAGAAGACCTGAAGTGACATACGAAACAGAATCCGAAGTTAACTTGATGCCGTTATTCGCACCGGCACGTTCCTGATAGATGTAGAAATCGTTAGTTTTGTCTACGATCTTTGCACCTGTCTTCGCATCTTTTTTATATTGTATCTCTTTAACCTTACGAATCTTAGTCGCATCAACAGGACGTACTTCTTGGATACCTGCTTTAAGATTAGAATCATTTACTACTAGGTGATGATATATTCTTCCGTCAACATACCATGAACGGAACATATCGTGACCATACTCTTCAAAGTTCAACATAGCAACAACGCCATCGAACTCTTCAGTAATAGTCTTTTTGATTTTATCTGAAACATCAACCTTATCTAGGTTGACAGTGACGGAACTTTCTAGTTCTGACGAAACGATTGCTTCGTTAATGATGTCTTCGATTGCAGCATCACACTCTGGGTGTTCTGCCATTCCTCGATATTTTTTGATTAATTCTTGGTTATCTTTTGCCGCAGTACCTTCCATGTCGACATACTGGCCGAAGTAAGAACCAGAGGCAGTGACATAACCAGCACCATCTTCATCCACTTTTGGAACGATAGAAGGGGACTTATCGTTTTCTTGCTTTAGTTTCTGAACTTTCTTTAGTTCAAATCCAAATGCTTTGAATACATTATCTGCCATATTACCCTCTTATAATAAATTGGGGGTGGAGAACCACCCCCTTCATATTACTTATAATACCTTTAACTAGTGGTATTTGACTCCCAGTACTGAATTGAGAATGCTACTTCGAACTCTTCTACTGTATCAGTAGTTTCATAGTTTAAATCGATAGCACCGATGCTGTTAGGGAAAGCACCACGGAAGTTATAAGTCTTCAGTGAGTTACCATCCTTATCAAGTTGGTCTACAATGAGATCTGCTTGATATGCAACAGGATTAGTGAATCCAGTGTTTGCAGTATGTCCGTTGATACCATTCATCCAACGTTCCATTGCATCTCGAACTTCAAATCCAGTATCGTTGATTACGGTTACTGACCAATCTTCGAAAGTTCGGTCTCCGGCAATCTTCAACTGACGACCACGGAAAGGTACATCAATTGCAGCAACTGTTGATGCTGGTAATTGTGCTCCCTTACACATGAAAGAAGTCAGTTCAG